GTATTTTTTTCATTTAGTTTATCCTCCTTGATGCTCCGCCACCCGAAGATGTTGCGGTTACTGCTGCTGCAGATACAGCATTGATTGCTGCTCCTGCTGCGATAACAGATGCAATGATTGTCTTTTCCGATTCTTCACGAACTTGAGGAGACATATCTGCACCAACGTTACCAAGATCATTAAGCACTTCTAGTGCTGCCCCTGCAGCATTTCCTAGCAATGGGATTGCTGCAAGTTCTTCAGGAAGGTTTGGATCGTCTGCTTGTGCTGCTACTGCAAGTGCTTCAAGTGCTTGCTTGTATTCTTCTGAGCCTCGCTCTGTTGTTTCAAAAACAACCATGGCTGCTGCTACAAGTTCTTCTACCTGAGCCTCTGTAAGTTCTTCTGGATCTATTTCTACTAGGCTTTCAATTTCTTTAACGGCTTCTTGCTCTAGTAGCTCAGATTCTGGTTCTGGTTCTGGGGTTTCTGTTTGCTCTGGTTCTGGTAACGGTTCTGGCTCAGGCTCTGTTGGCTCTTCAGGAGTGCTCTCGGTCTCCGTAGGCGTAGGTGTTGGCTCTCTGAATGGTGGAATGGCTTCCAATTCTTGTTGAGCGACACGTAACTCCTCTTGTGCAGTTGTTACATCCTTAGATGCTGATTCAATTATACCTGAGTTTTCATTCTTGCTAGCATTAAGACTATCTAAATTATCTTGTGCATCTTCTATAGCAGGAAGTAAGTCTGGATCTTTTATCTTTGGCTGAATAGCACTCTCGTCGGGAACTGTTCGTGTTCTTTCTTCCTGTCGGTAGGCCAACTCATCTCTATAATAAGTCACATCAACATACGTAGTTACGTCGGTATATGTTGTTACTTCTTCATAGGTGGTTGTTTCTGTTACCTGTGTTCCTAGCCATGCTGCTGGAACTACTTGAAAATCTGAATCACCAACTACCCTGGCATTAAACTGTACCCATGCTCCACCACCATTTTCGTAGTAGTAAAATGTAAATGGGTATAGAATGCCTGCTCTAATCCATACTGGCTGCGAGATGGTTCCGCCACCGCCTTTGTCATACCAGTCGTTGATCAGTCCCATCCCAGCAATGTTTAGAATTACCCCATCGTCTGCTGGTGCAAAGAACTCGTAGTATGCATCAGCAGGAACCATGAGATTACCAGTAAACTTAACAAGCACATCCTCTGAACGCCAAACGTTTCCTTCTGGAAAGATGAACCCACTTCCCCATTGGAAGTCTATGTTAGAAACAGTTGTAGTTACTAATGGCGTTTCGTTTGCTGTTGGCAATGGTGGGGCATTGTTGTATCCAAGACGATTGTACATTTGAGCAGTTACCCCACCACTAATTATGTAGGTGGTATTTGGAACGGATGTTGTGGTTGCAACGCTTGTCACAACTGGCTCTTGGACAATATAAGGAACCTGGACTGTGTATGGAACATCAACAGTATAAACTTGCTCTACATCTGGCCTTGTCCATGATGGGTCTGGGATCTGAGATTGGTCGTAGGCAGCTTGTGCATTAGCAAGATTCTGGGCTGCCTGGGCTATCTGAGAATCTAGGGACACTCCAGTTGCTAGGGCACTATTATAAGCCGTCTGTGCGTCTTCTAAGGCTTCCTGAGCAGCAGAAATCCTAGCCTCAACCGCTTCTACTTGTGCGTCATATTCTTCTCTAGACTGTGCAAATGCTAGGCTAGAAACAAATAGCGGAGCGAAGGCTAGCAAACTTGTTAGTAATATAATTTGGGGTTTTTTAATTTTGGATCTCCTTGTTAGCCGTTAAGACTAACAAAACAATTATAGCATTATTTAGGTATAAGAAAAGGGGTGTCCGAAGACACCCCCTTCCCATATTGCCCTTTATTCAAATAGAGAGGCAAACTTTTCTGCTGTTGCAAGTCCCTTGTGGAACTTTGGCTCTTGGCCCTCAACCTTAATCACAAAAGCTGGCACACCAGTAATGTTGTTTTCGGTAAACTTGCTAACATCCTTATCTGCGTCATACTTAACGTACGAGATGTCTGGATTGTCTTCCAAAAACTTGTCAATGGTTGGCTGCATTTGCTTGCAAGGCTGGCACCAGGTAGCAGAGAAATGAATTAGTTCTTTCATTACTTTACATCCTTGTCCTGAATCTTGATCTCACAGTAATCGGTGGTGCAGTATGCCTCACCCTGTGCCTCAAGGTTGTCTACCCCATCATAGATTGCAGAGAAGTCAATCTTTGCAATGCGACCGATGTGGTAGTCGTATTCGTTTTCTGTAATCTCTGTGTAAGGCTGCTGTGGATATACCGTGTTACCCATAGGCAAGAACGATACGGCCTTTAGCTGACCCTCATACATGTTTAGAACAGATGCTACGTGCTGTCTCTCAGTTTCCTTATCAAATGATAGTGTTACTGATACACCATTGTCTGACCAATACTTCTGTGCTGTAGCAGCAAGAGCCATCTTCTCAAACAATGTTACACCCTTTTCTGCTCTCTTCTGTCCAGATGCAATCGGGAAGTATACTACTGAAGTTCCTGCTGATACTAGGTCATCTTCAATCTTATACCCTGCTGCTCTAAACAAGTGTAGCATTGGGTCTGAGTTACCAAAGCGAATTGCACGTAGGTAGAACTTTCCACCTGGTCCCCAGTGAACACCAGGAGTAGCACCAGATAGGATAGATACTGATCCAGATGGCTTGACCGTGGTTACACGGATTGACTCACGAACACACAGCCACTCTGAATACTTCTTGTCGTAGAAACGGATCTTCTTGTATCCTTCATCCATCCACTCACGAGTAGTTGGTAGGCCGTGCTCGTCAGCAAATGATGCGATACCTGTTAGAGATGTTCCGATACGGCGGTTTCTTTGCATGATACCGTTGGTCTGTTGCCAGTGTGTAGGAAGAAGTGTAACAGTCTTACCATACAAGTAGGCAAACTTTAGGGTGCGTAGGAAGTCTTCCTTGCTCTCGTGACGGTTTAGGTGAACCTCAACTAGAGTACATAGCTCGTATGACTCTAGTGGCTGCTCTGCACATGGGTTGAAGCCTACAACACGGTAGTCTGCTCCATCTGCTGGATCTGCCAAGCGACCAAAGTTACGAGCAACATCTAGCCAGATGAAGCCTGGCTCTCCGTTATCTGCAATACGGTCTACATACTTTGAGTAGTCCATTCCAACTGTTGCTGAAATAGAGTTGTTAGACATCCATGCCCATCCTGGATTCTCAGGGTCGTATGAGTTACGCTCTGGGAATGCCTCTGCGTTCTTTAGGTTGAGGAAGTCTTCGTCTCCATCTACACCCAAAGCGAGAGTAGCAGAGCGTCTGACGTTTCCTGCGACTACACAGGTACCGATTAGGTTAATGATGTCCACAATAGCACGTGAGTCAAACTTCTCTCCTGCACGTGAACCAATTGCCTGACGGATAGTGTCGTGCATCTTGATTAGTGGGTCTGGACCAGAAGCGGTTCCACCAAAGCCCTTGATTGGTGCACCGTAAGGTCTGATCAAAGAGTAGTCAAATTCCTGTACAGGCTGGTTAGGTCTTAGGAATGAGTTGATCAATAGACGAGTAGACTCTACCCATCCCTCACGGTCGTCTGGGATTTGGAAAGACACTGCTGGCTCTGTAGGAGCATAGATTTGGAAATTCTTTTCCTGTCCTAGTGTGTCGAAGCCAACGCCAATGCCAAGCATTAGGGCATCCATGACCCAAGCAAACAATGCACCTGGATCATTCTTGTCCAAGTCCTTAGTAGATACTACTGCACAGTTCTGTAGAGCTGCTGAGTTTCTCTTCTCCATTGTTAGTGGTGTACCGAAAGACCACATACCACGGCCTGGTGGTGTCCACTTTAGGTTAAACATTCTGTCGAATGCTTCCTGTGCAGACTTTTGTGCCTTGTAGTCATTCCAAGGCAAACGTGACTCTTTGGCGTGGTTCTTCTGGACAGAATACATTCCTTCGATAACACGCTTTACTACTTCGTACCAACGTTCTTTGGTACCATCTTCTTTGATTCTAGAATAGGTTCTGACGAAGGTGATCTCTCCTAGAGAGTTTCCACCTGCATCTACGAAACCAAATGGGGATTCCAGTGCCTTGTATTTTTCTACAAAGTCATCTGGGAGTTTAAATGAGAAGAACTCAGACATATAATCAACCGACCTTTCAAGTGGGATAGTAGTCTATTATAGCATAGTGTTTTGCAAAAAGCAAAACTCTCCTATAAAATTTTAAAAACAGTTTTTTATTTTATGAAACAGGCATAGAAAAAGGGGAGAAGTATTTCATTCTCCCCTAAATCTATAGTTAAGTTACTTGATCAACTTAACTTTCTTCTTCTTTACGAACTTGTTGTACTGAGTTGCAAGAGCGTTAAAACGCTTTACAAGAGCAGCATACTTTGCTTCTGCCTCAGTTACCTTGCCATTTGCAACAGCAAGTTGTGCATCCTTTTCTGCTACAAGAGCAGCAAGATCAACGATCTTCAACTCGCCACGGACAAAGCCCACAGGAGCAGCAAGACCAGTTACAGCAGTTGCTACAGTAGCAGTTGCAATTAGGTCATACTTACCTACGGCTAGGCCAGTCAGCTCTCTGGTTGCAACACCAGTAGCATCTGAAGTGATTGAGTAAGTGTTGCTTGCATTTGAACTTACAACCTGAAGTGCAACAACAGAGCCTGATACAACGTTACCAAATACGTCAGTTCCAGTAACAGATACCTTTGCTGTAGTTCCTAGAGCAGCAGTTGGTGCATCAACCTTGATTGTGTTAAGAGCACCAGCGGTTCCCTTTACGAAGTAGGTTGTTGTAACGCCATCAGCGGTAACTGCAACAGAGCCAGTCTTTGTAGTCTTTGTGAATACAAATAGGTCTGCAGTAGTTCCAGTTCCTGTGGCAATGTTTACGGTTGCTGTGCCCGATGCAGAAGTTGCATTGGTTAGCGAAGTTAGCAATACAGCATCAACTGCGGTTGCAGTTACGTTTGTTCCTGCAGCAACGCTTGTAAGAGCAATCTTCAAAGTGTTGGTTGCGTTTACAACGTCATTTGCTGGTACTGCTAGTGATACTGCGTTAGCAGCAGTGGTTGGTGCAGTAGTTACTGCAACATTGTTAACAGTTAGTGCTGTGGTTGCAGCATTTGCTGGTAGTGCCAACAGCGAAGTGGTGGCAAGTGCTACTGCAGTGGCAATAGCAATTAGTGGCTTCTTAAATGAAGTCATGTTTATTTCTCCTTATATTGTTAGATTAGATCAAATCTAGCCAAGTATTCTTTAACCTCTTTTGGCATAGGTTTATATTGTATCACGTTATCCTTGTTGTTGTCAACAGTGGATTTTGGCCTGTCTCTAAAGGTGTGAATTTCTACCTCCAGATTTTGGTCCTTTGAGGTGTGTGATATTGCCCCAAAGATTGCACCACAGACAGCGTCTGCCAAGTCCTTAGAAGACTTGCGAGGGTGGTCAACTCTATTTTGCTTAACAATCTTAAGTTCGATTAGTTCTTCGAATAGTAAGTCAATTGCTGGCATTACCAATCGATCTTCATAAACTAGCATAGCCATATCTTCGTAGTGTTTCTTTGCAACGGAAACAGTTTCAGTTCTCATGCCTACCTGCTTCAATTCGTTCTGGATATCAAATGACTGCCAGCGGTCAAATGAGACCATGCCGATATTAAAGCCCAGCCTTCTTAGGTTTTGAATCCATTGCTTGACTTCTGACAGGTTTACTGGACCTTCTACTTTTGGTTCCCACCAGGCTACCGCATCGACTACGACGATTGGCATGACTTGTTGGTAATCTCTACCAATCTGAATATTGACCCACTTGTCTACGTGAGCAATGGCTACCGCACACTTGTCGTGCTTCTGTGCAAGGTCAGCGTGAACGAAATAAGTTTTGTCTGGATCTGGCTTAAACGATTCGTCAAATCTTCTGTTAGTGTCTAGAGGGTTACGAATGCTCATAGCCTCACGAATCTTGTCTTCTTGTCTAAAGAATCTGTCAGACGAGAAGGTGGGAACACAGGCAAAGCGTTGCATAGCGTCACCCATGTCTGTAAAGAATGCCAGCTTGAAATCGTCAATCTTGCGAGTTGGATTAACTACCCAAGTAGGACGCTTAAGGGCAAACATTCCTGGATACTTGTATGAAACAATTGTGTCTTCATCCCATTCGATATCAAGGTAGTTTCCCTCCTGATCTTCTGGCAGTTCTGGGTTCATAACAAATCTGTGTTTTCTTGTTACAACTTCTTTGTCTGCAATAACTGCATCGTATCTTTGTGAGATAAAGTCTCCTGGATAACGAGGGAAAGATAGTAGGGCTACCTTGCCCAAGTCTGGAAAGCGAGAGTCTACAGAGGCACGGAAAGCCTTATAGATGTTGTCTGCAGTCTTACCCTGGTCATTACCAGTGCTAACCTCTGAGGCAAATCCAGATATCTCGTCAAGTACTGCGAGAATAAGGTTAAGACCCTCGTGAGACTCACGCTCAGAGTGTCCAGAGTAAACCGTGATTGCATGGTCAAACTCAATGCTGTCTGCCTTTGCGTAGAATCTGCCAGCAAACCATGGTGACTTTTCGATCTTGGTTTTAAAGCCTTTGAAGAAAACGTTCTTGGCCTGCTGTGCGTTAATAGCAACGTTAATGATATCGATGGCATCGCCAGATGGCTTGCCAAAGTATCTTGCAGGATCTTTAAGGCAAAGTAGTTTGTATACGATATATGCACAAGCAACCGTAGATGTAAAGTCCTTACCACTACCCTTACCAAGCTGTAGGATGACTTCGTTCTTTGTGTACTTGTTGTAATACCTGCGACCTTCGGTATCCCCCATTAGTTCAACAAGGTCTTCTAGTTTATAGATTTGTGACATGGCCTCAACGATGTCATACTGAACCTGTGATAGTGGTGGCTGTCCTAGATACGCTTCGCCCTCAACGAATGTCTTAGCGTCTACAGGACGCTCTGCAAAGTTGTCGGACTTAAGTGCATCTAAGAAATCATCAAACATCGCTATTGACCACCACGGTAATTACTTCTTTATCTTTAGATGCATCAGATAGTCTACGCATAATCTTGTCTCGTACCTCTGGATGCTCTGCAGCGATATCCTTTAGAATACCCACCAAGATTTCCTGACGGTTCTCAATGGCGATCATCTCTTCTGCAAGTTCCTTGTTCTCAAGCAGACCTGCCTTCTGTAGCATATCGATACGCTTGGACTCAAGGTCCATGACCAGTTTGATACCAGCGGTCTTTGCACCAAGGTTAGCAACGGTGGTTGCTTCATCAATAACCTCGTATGCTTTGCTAATTAGTTTTGTGTAGTGCGTGTCTGCACCAACCAAGGCCTCTTTAGCACGAGCACGAATAGCAGCATTATCTGCAGCCATGGCTCTCCACTCATTAATATAGGCGACAACCTTTTGGCGTGGCATAGCCAACTCTTTAGAAATCTGGGTAGGCTCGTTACCTGCCAGATACTTTTCAACAACCTTGTTTACTTCATCAAGGTGTTCTACTGTTAGATCTTCAAACGACACGTTTTGCTCTCTTTCGTTTAACTGGCACTCTCTTTACACGCTCAAGATAGAATGAACGCATTCCTCCTGCAACGCCACGATCAAGCTCTAGGCAATCTACCCACTGCACACCAGTTTCTGTGTTAGTTACAAAGGCCGAGAATCGAAACTTAATTCCATGCTCACCCTGTATCTTAATTATATCACCCTGAGCAATTTCAAATCCATCAACGATTACCGTCGATTCTTTGTGAAACTTGGTTGGTGGCAGGATGGAGGATTTTCTCTGACGCATTATACTGTCTTCTCAATTCTTGTTCTCTTCAAACACTTTTTACAATTAGTGTATGTCATTTCGGTAAATGGGCAGGATGCCGAATAGGTTTCTTCGTGCTTGCATCCAATTCTTGCTAGGTAGCCCTTAGCAACTTTAATAAAGTGCTTTGTGTATTTCATCGTCTTGACTTTCTTAGTCCAAACTTAGCAAGATAAACATAGATAGTTTCCACACTTGTCCCACATTCTTTTGCAATTTCTTCTGGAGTTTTCTTGTCCAGATGGTAGCGTTTCTTTAGCCACACTTCACTAGTATACAGTTTTGCCATTTACTTGTCAATCTTTCCCCAGTTGTTGATAGCATAGTGACCAATGCCAACCGCATCTGCTACGTCATCGTCCTGGATGTTCTTATCATAGTAGGTATTGATAAACTTAATTGTTCTTTGCTTGCGAATCTCTCTAGACTTGTTCTGATACCAGTTCTTAGACTTGCCAGGAAACTCTGTCATCAGATCTTGCTTTTCCTTTGCTGTGAGCTTATTGTTACCAATAAAGCTTTGCCAAGTAATAGGGTTTATAGAGCCTGCTGTCCTAATACCTGCCAACTTAGCAGCACCAAGAAGTGCACCCTGAATCAGGGCAAGATCAGAAGCAGTCTTTGGACTGTTGATGAAGACAGTGTGCTCAATAACAATTGCGTCAATCTCAAAGTGTTTAAGAAAAGGCAAAGTTTTGACTGCAGCGTCTCCGAGTTTTTGGTATGCATTGTTTCCATCGAATTTAATCTTTCCATATCTTACTAAGGTTTTATCAGAAAAGATAGCAAAAGCAAGGCTATTAGTGCTAGCATCAATGGCAAGAATATTTTTGGGTTTCGCATTTGCTTTAACCACTCCTATCATTTGTTATCCTTTAGTTTCTTGATTTCCCTTAGAGCCTTGGTGACTTCTGATGGATCAATAACACATTTTTGGCACAGCAGTTCATCGTTATACATAGAAAGCTGTGTGTCACAAGACCTGCATTTTCTAGGCTTGTTATACCTTTTTGCTCTCCTAGTTATCTGATACCGTGCTGCAATTTTCTGTTTTGTTGCTGCATCTCTACATTCCGCAGAGCAGTATATCTGATAAGATATCTTAGTTTGGAATTGGTGGTCACACCATTCACAGTGTTTGTTCTTCATTTAACGGCTCCAAAGATCTAAGTTTTATCTCTCCAGAACCTGCTGCGTCACATGCCTGTCTAATCGGACATGTCTTGCAAATCTTCGAATTAGAGCGATAGTTCTTTGTTGGCAGGGTCTTATCTTCCCATGCCTTACGAACCTCTCGCATCCATCCAAATGTGTTCTCTACCCACTCATACATATATTGATTCAACTCAACAGGAAAGACTAGAAGTTCGTGATTGTTTTTGTTTTCATAAATCATTACTGCTTTGCTCTTGTTGAGAATCTTCATGTAGATAAGCAACTGGACCATGTGGCCTAGCTTTGGCTTACCTGCTGCTTTACGATACTCAAAAGCGTCGTTAGGCATTGTCTTGATCTCGCCAAGCAATTCGCTATCTTCCCAATTGAGCATTACGTCACCAAATCCAAAGATTGGTGGATCGTTATACGTAACCTTAAACTCTGAGTCTGCAAGAAGTCCTGGAACGTTTGACATGGCTTCCTGAATACGCTCGTGTGACTTTGTTCCTGCTGTCATGTTAGCAGCACCATAGGCATCTGCGTTGTCTTCAAATACTGCACCCTCAAATGCTAGGTACCAGTAACGAGGACACTCTCCGTGAGAGAATGCAATCGTAGACGGAGCAAATGAGTTTTTCTTGGTAAACTTTGCAACTCTTTTGACTGTGTAGCCAGAGTTGATCTTTTCAATCAGTGCTTCTTTGTCGATAAAGGATGGGCGTGAACTAGCTTTTTGCTCTAGCTTTTTTAGCATTACATCCTGTAGAAAATTCTTAGCCATAATAATTACCTAACAATATACTTTAGGGCAGACACAAGATCATTGATTGCCTCGTGTGCTGTAAAGTAGATGTTTTTCTTCTCTCTATTCCCCTTGTCAACGTTTACCATCCATGTTGCTTTGAAGGCCATCTTGGCTGCAATAGCCTGTAGACGGACAATCTCCACGGTTGCTACGTTAAGTGGGATATCTGGTTTAATGATTAGTTTTGCAATGAACGTAAGTGCCTCTGTCAGCTCTTCGTCATTCATGTAGTCAGAGATCTCGGCTAGGCCGTTGACCATCTCTAGTGTTGTTTTTTGCTGTTCCAAGTTTTATCCTTTTGTTATATCTATTATACACCATCGGACAGGATTTGTTCAAGTAGGGATAGTTCAATCACTGCCAATCTAGTTTTTGAACTACCATCGCCAATAACCACAACGATAGCAGGATCATTGTTATTTCGAATAGCATCCGTAACAGCCTTAGCCCATACGTCCTTATTGATGGTAAAAGACTTGCCAACTTCCTTGAAGTCAACGGTGAAGTTCTCCCAAGTAGCGTCCCCCTTGTGGGTTCCTCTGCCTGAGTTCTTGTGCTGTTTGGCACCAATACGCTTACTCTCGCTCTTCTCGCTCATAGTCTTTCTTGCTTCGTTTGGTATTTAGGTTTACTGAAGACATGTGCTTTTCTGGACACATCCAAGTTAGTTCTTTTGTGGCCTGATAAAAACGCATTGTCTTTACCTCAACCTTACAGACATGACAAAGAAACGTTCCCTGATAGATGTTATACTTCGCCATTTACTTTAGCCTTAATAGCATCCTGAAGATCAAGGTCTTCTCTTACACGGTTGACGAATGCCTCTCTACCCTGGACCTTTGAGCCATCAGGGAGGATGTACCAAGCACCTGTACGCTCTACAATGCCCATCATCTCTGCAGTGTCAACAAGGTCTCCCACGCTGTCAATGCCGATTAGAGGACCTCTGAAGTAGAAGTCGTATTCACCAGACTGGAATGCAGGCGATGTCTTTGAGAACTGAACTTCCCAACGAACCTTACGCCCAACCTTTTCTTCAATGAGTTTGTCACCGACAGCAATCTTGCCCTTGATGGCCTGGTTGTCTGATTCAGAACTGAATAGTTTGATAACTGTTGAACTGTAGAACTTTGTAGCCTGACCGCCTGATGGCTGCTGGCTGGTATACATAGCACTAATGTTATTACGAGATTGGCTGATCAGAACCAGCATGGTTGGCTTTACCTTGTTGTTAGCATAGTTAAGCATCTTCCATGCGTTGCTAAAGTCTCTAGACTCTGCACCAATCTGCTTGGTGTTTTCTAGTTCCTTGAGTTCGTCTGTACCCTTCTCAAAATAGATGGCAGGTAGTAGCGATGTGATAGAGTCAATGACGATAATGTCTACTCCTGCATTCATCAATGCTGTGCCCACGTCCACCATCTCGTTGATTGTACGAGCCTGAGATACGATTAGGTTCTCTGTATCTACCCCGAGCTGCTGTGCCCAGTCCTCTGAGTATGACATCTCAGCATCAATCCATGCACAGAGCTTTCCTTCTTGCTGGGCAAGAGCGATCATCTGTAGGCATAGTGATGACTTGGCAGATGACTTGCTGCCCCAAATAAGAACCTGTCTGCCCAGTGGCAAGCCACCAAACAGTGCACGGTTCAGACCGAAGCTGGGAGTCTTCTGAAACTCTGTTTTAAATCCTACTCCGTTAGACAGTCTTTTTCTAATCTTTGGGTCTAGCAGTGCTAGGGCTTCTTCCATAGTGGTCATTAAAACTTCACCCCATTGCGTTCTGGACGTGTGATGTTATAGCTTGTCTTCTTGTTAAAAGCAACCTGAAGGTCTTCATTCACATACTCGTGCTCACGCAAACCTGCGTATAGGTCTAGTGTGCGGATGACAATGTCAGCCATTTCGTCTGCAACATCTTCTGGGCCACGTGACTTTCTAATTGCCTCCATGACCTCAACCGCCTCTGACACGATCATCATCAACTGCTTGGTGATAAAGATATCTTTTTGTTCCTGCGTAGCATCGTCCATAATGGTCCAAAAACCTTTTTCTACCGCTACTTCGTGCACATCGTGTGCCATACTATCTAGTGTTCTATACATCGAATACATCCTCCATAATTGTTGTTCCGTCTTTGGTTTTGCCCAAAGAAAATTTGTATACTTTACCCTCGTCTATTTTCATATAGGCTTTTGAGAATGCCGTAGGGAATACTGTTACTGGGTGCAGGTCTCTGTTAGCATCTGCTAGGGTCAGCGATGCCATCTTCTTTCCTGCTTTGGTGACACGTGGCTTAAACGATATCACAAACATCTCTTCTTCCTTAAATGGAAGTTGGCGATAGTTTAGGAATCTGATCAATGCCGATTCGTTGCCCTTGATTTCGTCTGCAGGAATAGCAGTAACAATTCTGTTGTCGCTAGCAAGGATTAGATAAGTTCTACCAGCCTCAATAGCGGTCTGCTCTTCATCAAAGATGCCAACACTACCAGTCTTGTCTAGTATCTCTACACGACTCCAGCCTTTACCACGCTTGATTGTCTTGACCATTCCCATTAGAACGTAAGATCCTGTTTCCTCAAACTCTTCTACGTCATTTATAAAAGCGTAGTAGTGTTGTGGGATTGATACGTTGAATTCTGGTAGGTTGAGATACTCGT